TCATTTAAAATGAAGTCCGGTCGCTTCTATGAACTTATATGTATATTCTGTCTCGATATCCACCAGATGTTCTACAAAGTTCTGGAACTTCGTCCCATAGGAACCATTTACCAGAAGTTTGAACTCTTCGAAATGCTCATACATATATTCCACAAACATCTCCATACCCTGCTGTGCGAAATCATCTAACTGTTCTGCCTGCTTATCCGGGTCTGTCGCATGGAATCTCTCCTGCACACTTACAAACTTCTCTGTAAATTCTCTCGCTACCGGTTCTACGATAGCGGGAAATAAATCCTGTCTATTGATATATTTTCTCGATTTTCCATCACCGTTTTCTTCTTTCCGAATATACTATAAACCATAGAATATATTTCACCGGGAGGATCTTATGAAAAAGCGTATCACTGCACTTCTTTTACTCCTTACACTATCTGTCACTTCACTTTTTGCATGTACATCTGCTGACAAATCGGAATCCGCATCAGACAAAACAGCAAAAACTTCAAAATCCACAAGTACTAAAAAACAGGAACTGACTCCTGTTACATTAAATGAAGTAGCACACTCCATCTTCTATGCTCCGATGTATGTGGCAATCGAAAAGGGATATTTTTCCAACGAAGGAATCGACCTTTCTCTCGTGACTGGTTTTGGAGTTAGCTAGTTAGTACAAGACATATTATCTGAACTGAATAGCCTCAATCCTAAGTTCCTGGCCTACAGTTCCAAGCGTTGCTACTCCGTCTGCCTTTGTCCAGTCTGTCCATCCGGAACTCTGGATATGAACACGGTATTCGAAGTCGCCTTCGAAACATAAGCACTCGATACGTTTCTTTTCTCCAACAGTACCGATGATCGTGTCTTTGGTGATCGTGCCGTAATCCACCCAGCCTTTGCTCTGGATGTGGGCCTTTGCCTTAATGGTCTTTCCGTATGGGTTGATCCGGATTGCCTCCAGACGTAATGCATGGCCGGTGATACCGATGATATTTTCTGCGGCTCTTGGCGACAACCATCCTTTGCTCTGTACATGTGGTTCGACGGAGAACATGGATTTCTTAATCTCCAGTGCTTCCATCTGCAGTCCTTTTCCGGTCGTACCAGCCCACTCTCCGTTGTTGGCCCATTCTGACCAGCCAATACTCTTCTGGTGGACTCTGTACAGGTAGAAAGATTCCTTTCCGGTGATCCGGATTGCTTCCAGTCTTCTGTTCTGTCCGGTGGTTCCGATCAGAGTGTCCTTGGTGATGTTCTTGTATTCTTTGTTTCCGATCCCTTTCATATGGACAACAACATTTGTTTCTCCGACCGGCTTAATATGAAGCGCTTCAATTCTACGGTTCTGACCGGTAGAACCAACCATTAAGCCATCGGACTGCCAGTTACCCCATCCAATGCCCCTCATATGAGCCTGATATGAGATTGTACCGAACTTATCAGTCTTGTTCTGGAATACTCCACCAGCCTTAATCTCTCCGTCGATTGGTTCTGCTTTCTTCTTAACTGGTGCTACCGGTGCTGCTGGTGCAATACCGAAGGACTTAAGGATTCCTCTTGCCAGATCATCAATTTTCTCATTGAATTTCGTAAGATCTGTTTTATTTGTAATGAATCCATTTTCCAGAAGTCTGTAGCTGTAACCTTTTGTAGCTGCACGATTGACATTCGCAAGATGCGCTCTGCCTACAACCTTGTTGGCTCTTCCCGGGAAAAATGACCCGATGAAGTTAGCAAGTGCTGTATCGTACTGATCTGGGGAGTATCCTTCCTTGATGATTACGTGACCGCCTTTTGCCGTAGCCACTCCGCTGTCCATATGCAGTTCTAGAATCTGATAGCTTTTTGGAATATTGAGTGACCTAATACCTTTATCGGCATACCAGTTCCGGCTTGTATCTCCAAGAGTAACATTACTTCCTCCGTATGCTACGATTCGTCTTGCAAGTGCCCGAACTCTCTCTGCCTCTGTATAGCCGTATCCCACTGCTCCACTGTCACCGGCTCCGTGACCGGCTATAATAAATAAATGTGCCATAATTGCTCCTTTCTGTGCGACGTCGCACATAAATAATAAGAGGACGATTACTCGTCCTCTGTGTTACATTCCGGTAATCCAGCCACACTTGTCAGTAAGGACAGGATTCCGGCCAGTACTGATGCTGAAATCACAAGTTTCGCATCCACCTGTCCAAGTGCCGTTGCTGTACCGATCGTTGCTACTGCAGTCTGCGCTACAGTTTTAATTGCCCTGATCCCGGCACATTTCGCCCAATTTTTCCAATCTTTCATTTAATTCACCCTCTCTTCTAAATCTGAAATTCTATGATTTGCTACCTTCATTTTTTCTTCCTGTAATGCCATCTGTTCTTCCAGGTGGTAAGTACGTTCTATTGTATTGTTATGCTTATCAACTCTTTTTGTGAGTTCGTCCAGCTTATACTCCATAAGAGATCTTGTCTTCTCTTGCTGAATCAAACACACCACAAGAGTAACTCCTGCGGATATACAGGCTGAGATAATTGTTGCCATGTGCTTTCCTTTCTTCCAAAAATGCGTAATAAAATAAGACCTGGTTAAGGTCTTGCTCTGATTTCCATGTGCTTTCCTTGCATTATCCCTCCTTTAATGTTCCTGTTCCGGCATTATAGATGTATTTCTTGCGCACCTTATCGTATAAGCATAATGTACCGTCAGACTTTTTAACCGGAATCATATCTGCCTGTAACGTATCCCCGGAATAGATCTGTGCATAGTAGATCTTGCCCACTACACCTGTTCCGGCTGGTGTGCTGTTCTTACTCATATTTCCAAGATAATACGGACTGCTAAGCTTGAACGAATCTATCGCATCGGTAGCTACGATTGTGTCTCCAACCTTGCAACTTGCATTTGTTTGCTCGATAATCCAATCATTCGCCCAGAATGGTGCATTTTTAGCGGCGCTGGATACTGTACCACGGACTACGTAGATATTATCTGTACAGCTGTAGCCGATTTTATAATTATCGTCACGTGCTCCGGCAATATAAGTTGTACCGCTCTGTAAGTTCCATCTTGCTTTTGTGTTAGTCTTTTCGTCTGGTAAGATTTCTGTATCGAAATAGCAATTACCATCCAAGTTCAGGCTTGTAAGTTCCGTGTGGTCTACCGCTGTACTTGCATTAACCGTAACGTTGCACTGTGCTGTGTATCCACCATCCGCGGTAGTTACAGTTACGATCGCTGATCCGGCTGTCTTGGCTGTAACCTTTCCACCAGATACGGATACATTGCTGTTGCTTGCACTCCATGTAACAGACTTATTAGTTGCATTGCTTGGTGATACCGTAGCAGTCAGCTGTGCAGATTTTCCGGCATTCAGTGTCAGTGTCGTCTGGTCGAGTTTAACTCCTGTAACCGCTATAACGGTCGGTGCGACAGGCGCTGTAGTATATCCTATTCCAAGATTTCTTAGTTTCTGATCAATAACTGGGCTGTAAAATGTGCGATACCATGATTCTACTGGATGCACTCCATCACCAACACCGCTATTTGCATTACGTGTATATTTGCTCTTATTCTTAGATGTCATAGCAATTTGAGAACATTTTCTCATATCAAGGTATGGCATATTCCATTTATCACAGATTTCAATTGCTTTTGAATAGATACTATCCACGTAAGAGTTGTCTTTTGCGAAGCTGTGTGGAATAATATATAAATTTAACCGCCAGAGGATACCTGTCCATGATATGCTGCAATGCACTTTCTAACGCTCCACAAAATGTTCTCGTATTGTATGAAGCATCATATCCGGATTCGATAGAGCCGACCGGGATGCTGCTATTGATATCATTAACTCCACCGTCGAAAATTATTGCATCCGCTGCACCAGTGTAATTTTTAATCTGCGTTACGATTGGCGTATGTGACGGATTGGATGTCACTGCCATATTAGCACCAGACTCTGCCTTATTAATCCACACAGTATCCGTATACTTTTCTTTTAATGGCTGGATGATTCCTGTTCCCTCTTTCCATCCCCATCCTGCTAATATACTGTCGCCAAATGCTACAATTGTCTTGTTTTTATACGGATTGGTGAGTGTCTCATCAATCTCAACTGGATGCTCTGTAAGATATGTGTTTACATACTCCTGCATTGCTTCCTTTGTTGCAATCTTTTCAGCCTCGCGCATACGATTCAACAACTGCGTAATGATATCCGGATTCCGTTCCACCACCTCGTCTTCGGCTTCCAGACCTTCCAGTACGGTACCTTCTGCAAGGGTGGTATTCCATTCCGAAATTGTTCCATCTCCCTTTTTGGCGCACACAATGAACTTAACCTGCCCTTTGTACGCTACTACATCTGGACCGATCAGCCATGAAAACGTTATATAGTCACCGTCCGTCTGTACGTCCTCTACCAAGTACGGATATTTATCTCCGTTGGCATTTTGATAGTTAATGTACAAATGCATGGTAGACAGATCTATGTTATTCCCTACGACTTTCGGACACCGGAAATGTTTTCTTTCAGTGTTTCCGTCATTTGCTACACCGAACAGCTTTTCGGATGCCGGGACTGTAATCACACGGGTTTCCGGGTTGATTTCAAAAATGTCGTTGACCGGTTCGACCACCGATGCTGCTAATGCTTCTTCTACGGTCATGATTGATACACCTCCACTTCATTCGTTGTGATACGATATCCTGCTTTTCCTCCTACCAGATATACTTTCCAACATTTATATCCCGTGATTTCGTCCGGTACGGCACATTTGCCATTCACAATCGGGACAGGATATTCCTTGTCGTATCTGGAAAAGACGGCTGCTTTCTTGCAACCGTCCCATTCTGAATCGAAATTATATTCTGTATGCAGGTATCCCTTTGTTCCGGCCACAATACCAGAGAAATCTCCGTCTTTGCTAAGGTTCTGGCCGGTCACCTTAAACTGTAATATTCTCATCTATGCCCCCTTTGGAAATGCACACCAGTTAACCATAATAGTCAAACTTGAATTGTTTCCGTTAACAGTACGAACAACGAAACTACTGGCGGTCGTACTTAAAACCTGTACTCCGAACGATTTTGTATTTTGTGATCCACCGGATAGCGATATCACCACGACAGGTGCTTTCGAAAAAGTTTTTCCAAATTTCACAGAAGTATCTTTGTAAGAATTTGCCCCGGTTTCGATTATTGGTGTGGTTCCATAGACCGGTAATTTAGCAGCCAATTCCTTATTTTTCTTTGTGATCTGCGAAATGTTCCCAATCACGTCAAACATTGCTGTTACACTAACTATATTAAGTCCCTTAAGTTCAACTCTGTATAATGGAAAATCCGCTTGCATCGCTCCTGTTAATATATCTCCGTCAATTGTTGCAGGTGCTGCAGCTGTCCCGGTAGAATCTTCTCCCTGAATCACTGCCAGATCAACCGTTTCTTTTCCGGTGCTGTCTTTTGTGTAACGGAACACGATCAGATCAATTCTGTTCGTGCCGGAATGTCCGTTGTTAATTGTCACCAGTGCACTGTCATTTGCCGGAATTCTTACATGCCGTCCGTACATAACCGCATCACCATCACTGATTTTCACAATATTGTTCGACTGTACTTCTGCTTTGAATTGGCTGCCATTTTCCAATACATATTTTGCATTTCCGAAAATACCAGCAAATAACGCCCCGTCAGATTCTGCACTGACTGCGCGTCCCGTATCTCCAGTATCAAGATAATTTGCCATTATTCTTCACCAACCTTATATGTTATCGTTTCAATACCATTTTTTATTTTTACAATTTCTTTTGTTATCGGTTCCTTCAATACTATCCCAGTCGCCCGGTTCCTGCCGCCAACAATATCACCGATATCTACATCAAGTTTCTGAAAAGATGCCGATACAGAATCTGAACTTTTTAATTCCTTAAGTTTTTCGATTCCTTTCTCTTTCAACTCAGAACTGGATCCGGAGTTTCCATAATCATATATTTCAGCTATTTCATATTCCCCGAAATATGCCTGCTTTTCTGTTATCTCACCATTCTTACCTACATACAGATCAATCACCGTTCTGGCTGCCAACTCGCCAGCTCCGAGACAGATCAGGTGGTTTGTCCCGCCTTTTTTCTTTTCGATTATGATTTTCATTCCGTAATCATCAGAATACTCATATTTCTCTGACAAATCGCTGATTGGGATAGCTGATATATTCACACAAGATTCCTTATCATCATAGGTGATTTTCAGTTTTGCCCCGGCAGAGGACAGCATCTTCACAATACCGGAATAAAAATCAATGTATCTCGGAAACTGATAGCTACTTATCTGTATCCCGGAAGAGTCCGGAACCACAAACAGATCTACCAGATCACAGCGTTTTATCAGCAACGCAAGAATGTCATTTGCATCCCCAGATACCGTCAGATAATCTTTTCCGGTGTCTGGTCCGATTACCTTCTTTTCCATAATACCACGCCAAGATCGCCCAGAATAATATACCTTAGATTTATCAGTATCAACTTTTACATCATCTACAATACCGCCGTATTCTTCATTTTCAACATACCAGATACATCCGGCACTCATGCAGTGATTTCTCACGTTCATCTGGAGCTCGAAGTCATTGTCACCGCCAAGTTCCAGATCAATCGAATACTTTTCAAGGCTCCCTTGTGGAAGCCTGTTTATGTCTGTATACATTACTTCCACAACGGTTCACTCCTTTTGTCAATCAAAATTAAGTCGAACGAGAAACTACCATCCCACGCAATAATCTGTGTGCCGGATACAATTTTCTCAAAGATATAATATTCTTTTGCGGCAGACCAAAGAACATTTTCCGTATACCCGTCAGTGTGTATCAGGCTTACTGTCCTTTTTCTGGAATCAATTTCTAGTCGTTCACCAGCATTCAAGGAAACATTCACTTGATAGGTATTATCGCCAATCTTCACAAGTGGTTTTGACACGGGACCGTATATTCGCAGCACAAAATCAGATTCCGTAATACTTACATTATTGATTGCAGAGGATGACACCTGATTCAGATAATAATACCCATATTTATAGGGATACTTTTTTAAATCATCCATCTCAACAGTTTTACCTTCTGTTTTAAGAAAATTAAATTCTTTTTCCTGTACCCAGTCCGGCTGATCAGTTGCAATAGTGACTTCGATTTCAATATATCGCTTTGCAATATACCAGTTAGCTTTTTTTGATGCTGTAATATAGCAATTCAGATAGTATCCATCCTGATACAACCTTCCTGCCTGGTTTGCAAGGATATCCGCTTCGAAAATCCGGAAGACTGCATTTCTTTTTGCGATCCCTTCTTCTTCTGTAGCTGCTGATATGATTATTTTCATCTTCTTCTCTTTAACGCCCTTACGGAAGTTGGTTATCTCATCATAATCCGTATCATATTCCCATTCATAATTTCTAAGCTCAGAATCTGTGATATAAATGCCACCTGAACCAAAGTCAATACTCTGATTCAGGTGATTCACATACTTTGCTGTATCAAGCATATTTTTTCACCAACCTTGCAATTTCTCTGTTATCAAATTCAAGTTCTACTCCATTTGTCAGAACGTCGATCATAAGTTTGTACAGTCCGCCGTTACGCATCCAATTATAGATGGCTTCCAGTAATGCCTGAATTGCTCCATCATCCCTGTTTCCGCTGTTATTTACAGCATCCTGTATCATGTTCATCAGACTCTGCGTTCCAACTACTGTCTCGCTTCCAGCTTCTCCGCCAGCCATAAGCTTATTTGATACCGCATCATAGCCAAATACTGTAGGCCTATTCATAATCATTCCGGCATCCATAGCCTTAGCATACCAGTCAATAGAGAAATGCGGCACAGATGGTGGATCAAGACTAAATTTCCCTTCGATTTTCGGATGTGGCAATTTTAGCTTTGGGAGTGACCAGCTAAAGTTCATGGCGCTCTTGATGTGATTGATTGCACTGCTCACAACGCTCTTTATCCCATTCCATACACTACTAAACTTGCTCTTGATACCACTGAGCACGCTAGATACAACCGAACCTGCAACATGAAGCCCGGATGATATAACAGACTTGATTCCGTTAATCGCACTTGATACAACGCTCTTTATCCCATTCCATACACTCGTCATTGTGCTTTTTATAGAATTCATTATGCTTTTAACAGTACTTAAAATCGCATTTAAAACTGAAGATACAACACCTCGCATTGCACTTAATACACTTGATACAACACTCTGGATCGTACTTAATACACTCGATACAACAGATGTTATTCCGTTCCATACCGTAGAAAATATGCTTGCAATTACTGATAATATCGCACTGATTGTTCCGCTGACGGCAGACCATACCGTTGTAATAATCGAAACCATTCTATTAATTGAATTTGCTACTTCTGTCTCTATGGCCTGCCATATTGTAACAAATACATTTTTTAAAGTCTCTAAAATCGGTGAGATAAATCCAACGATTGCATTCCATATATCGCTTATAGTATTGGAAATTGATTCAAGTGCTGTTGAAACAGCATTTTTTATGAATTCCCATGCTGCCGTAATATACTCTTTGCAGTTCTCCCATATGAACATCCACGGGATAGTAATGATTTGGATTGCAGCTGAAATGATTTCACCAACAAACATGATGCCAACTTGCACCACATTCTTTATTGTTTCCCATACCGCCGAAACCGTATTTACAATTCCATCCCAGACATTCTGGATTGTCGATGTGATGCTTTCCCAGGCACTCGCCAGGAAGTCGCTAATCCCGTTCACTACGGTTTCAAATACATTCTTTATGCCTTCCCAAACAGAAGTAAAGAAATCAGTTATGCCGTTCCATACCGATTCAACTGTCGCTGTAATATCCGCCCAAGCAGTATTAAAATCTGTTCCGAACCATCCGAGAAATGTATCTAGCACTCCCTTTAATGATTCTAATACATCTGTAAGTACCGCCTTTATGCCTTCCCATATTCCACCGAATACTTCCTGTATTCCAGTCCAGCACTGTTCCCAGTTTCCAGTAAATAGCCCTATGAATGTATCTAATATACCTATCAGAACATCACATACTGTTGTAATAGTATCAGCCAATGCAGCAAAAGCACCTTCAAATACCGGTGCTAAGATTTCACAGAACCCATCCCATATAGCTTTCAGGGAACTTACTATATCTGTAAAAGAAATATTCAGACCTGCAAATCTTTCTTTTACATTGTCTACGAATGATGATATCTTATCTCGTATCTGATCCCAGATTGCGATCATGTTATTCCTGAAATTTTCATTCGTATTCCACAGATGCGTAAATGCAGAAACCAGAACCGCTATCACGGCAACGATCGCCACCACAGGAGCGTTTATGCCTGCGATTGCTGTCTGAAGCTTGCCGAATCCTTTCATTAGGTTTCCTACGGCTATAGGTCCATCTGCAAACACCTTGATTAATTTCCCCATTATAGCAAGAACGGGACTAATCGAAGCAACAACTGCAAGCATAACCAGAACCATTTTTTTCTGACTATCCGGCATCTTATTAAATTTTTCTGTAAGTTCTTCTACTTTTTTAGTGAACTGCTCAACATAAGGTGCTACAGTAGTAAGCAATACGGAACCCAATTCAATACCACTATTTTTAATCCGGTTGAGAGCCTTCGCCATTTTTGCTGACGGCGTATTCATCTTTTCAAGACCTTGTCCAACCAGATCAGCTACATTAGCCATTGATCCCATTGTTTCATTGAAATCACCGGCCGAATCATTTAAGAGTGCCATAGCAGCCTTTCCGGCTTCCTGACTGCTCCATAATTCATTGAATGCTGTTCCTGTCTCTTTTGAGTAGTCTTTTAAGATTTTCAGTGCATCGCCAGTTGTCTTTCCGTCCTTCATCAGATCCTGGAATGATTTTCCAGTCTTTTCTTTCAGGACCTTTCCTACATCCGTACCAGAATCACCAAGTTCATTCAACATACTGTTCATGTATGTGGTAGATTCCGCCGTGGCAATACCCTGTTTAGTCATAAGGGTATACATCGTGCACAGCTGATCCAGATTAACATTCATACCGGCAGCCGTCGGGATAACTTTACCCATACTTGACGCCAATTCATTTACAGATGTTTTACCAAGATTCTGTGTATTTACGAGCTTGTTTGCTATGCTGTCCGCCTGATCAGCTTCTAAACCATAAGCATTTACAGCTGTAGACAACAGATCCACAGATGTTGCAGTATCCGTAAATCCGACTTTTGCCATGTTAGCAGATGTACGGATAAAACCTCCCAGCTTTTCAACTGGTACAGACGCTGACAACGCCTGATAGCCAGCTTCCGTAAGTTCTACTGCGCTTTTTCCTGTTTCATTCGATAGATTCAGGAATTCTTTGGATAATTTCTGAACGGATACCTGTGACGTATCAAATAAGGTTGACATCTTTGCCATACCATTCTGAAAATCAGATGCGCCCTTTGTTACCGCAGTCAATGTTCCGGCTGCAGCGGCGGACAGCGGAGCGAATTTCTTTCCGACTTTACCTACTGCATCACCGGCTTTTTCTATTTTCTTCCCGATTCCCGTGACCTTTGTTCCGGCCTTTTCTATCTTCTTACCGAATTCAGCCCATTTATTGCCACTCTTTTCGGATTCTTGGCCACCTTTTCCGGCATCTTCACCGGCTTTTTTTGCTTTTTTTCCAGCTTCTTCCGCTGTCTTTCCAGCTTTTGTGGCACTATTTCCCGCTTTTTCGGAAGACTGTTTCACTTTATCGCAGCCTTCCGACACTGCCTTTTCGGTATCAGCGACTTGTTTATGTACATCATTTAACGATTTTTCTGCATTTGCAGTATCAATTGCAATCGTACCGACAAGCTTAAATAAATCCATCTATACCTCCTATTCTGAAGGCTGGAAAGATTGTAATATGGACATACTATCAGCAATAACATTTTCCTGTTCAGTTTCACTCATGTGAGATGTTTCAATCCGCTGAACTTCTTCGTTTACGCCTTCTTCATACTCTTCAAAAGTCTTGTCCCATACTTTATGCAGGTACACTTCCCAACGCAGTTCTTTGTTGTATGCCTCTGAAAAATCTCCTACAAATTGTAAGAAAATGCATGATTGAATATACCAACTTACCAATCGCAGCGGATCATGATAGCGCTTAAACAGCTGATCCAGAAATTGAAACTGCCCTATTTGAGCAATCCTGATACAACCTGAAAAAAATCGGAGAACTCTTCTTTTTTGAAAACATCTACAATCATCTGTGTAAATGTTCCCAGTGGCAGAGCAGCGATCTCTTTTTCAGTCATTCCAGACAGACCGGCAAGAAACTGATACAGTTCTCTCTTAATTTTTCCAAAATTCTTCAAGAGCAGCCCAACCAGTTTCATAATTACTTTGATACCAATCTGCTTTGTAAGTACATCAGCCATCGTATTATCTGAGCTTTCTTTTCCATCTGCTTCATCTAAAGTTGAATCTACACTGTTCATGATGTCTGCCATTTCTTTTGCATCGAAGCAGTCTGCCATATTTTCAATACCGATTTTTGAAATAATATTGACCATCGGGAAAATATCATCAGCACATAATTTTCTTAATTCATAATTTCTTTCTACCATTACAATCCTTCCTTTCGTTACTTTTTACCTTCTGTTATTCTTCGTTTTCTTCTGGTCCATCAACAACAGCTTTGCCAGATACATCTTCCGACTGACTAGCTGCCGGATCTGGGTAATAGATGTGGTACGGAAGTACCTTTAACGCTTCATCTTTGTTAACATCACCCACGCATTCAACCGTCACTGTTGGTGAAGACTGAGATTTATTTTTTGCATCCAGTTCAAAACCAGATGTACACAGGGCATCATCAAAAATAACAATAATTGGTTTTTTTGATACGGTTCGTCCAACAAACGCAAAGTTTTCAAAATAGTCACCTGCTTCGATATCCGGTTTACTTTCAATAACTTTATATCCGGTTGCTTTCGAATTTCCTTCCTGGGCGATCAAGCCCTTCTTGATAATTTCAGGGCTGATCTCTGCAAAGTTGATTTCCATTGTTGCTGTTTCTCCAACCTTCATCATCAAGCCTTTTGCTTTAATCAACTTTCCATCCACTTCAATATCCTGTACTTCAGGTTTCATAGACACTTTCGATCCACCATTAGTTGCTCCTATGATTGATTCTGCAAAATTCCATTTGTCACCAGAAAACGTTAATCCCTGATGGATTGTTCCAGCACCAAACAGAATAGAATCTGGTGTATCTTTGGTGATTCCATGTTCTTTCCAATTTGTCCATTCATTTGCCATTATTCGTTCACCTTCCAACTTTTAATCTTTAAATTAACCTGTATCCTATTTATATCGTTTCCATCTGTCGGGATCATTGTTGAAGTGTCGTAATACGCAATAATATGTGTTCCAGAATCAAGAACAGCGTGATAACCTGAAAGTGTAGGAAATGCCTTTTGAAGCACTTCCTTTCCATTCTCAAGGTCCATCACGCTGCCTTTTGTTGTTCCTGTTATCATCATGACATCTTCGCCCGATCCATCCTCAGATGTATCTGAAGTTTCCGAATATTCCCCTATCCAGTAGGGATATTCTGCTTTTGTCCTCCATTCATAGAACTGATATGGAAGCAATTCTTTTAATTTAAGATTCATGTGCTTTAATATTTCTTTCGTCATACTCAATCACCTAAATCCCTAAAATCCATCTGCGCCTTATTTTTTACCGCTCCCTTAAGTGAATTGAACGCATTAAACAATGCTCTTGTTCCACGCTTACCATTGGTCTTGTAGAAATCCACACCGTTTTTTCCGTGCACGATTACTACTTTTCCGTTATAGGTCGGCTTCTTCTCTCCTGTATAAGAAGCAACCGGCACATACCAGGCTCCTGAACGTCCATCGCCATTCAATGCATATTCTCCTGTTCCGAACTCTTCCCAGATTGCATTCTCTTTTGGTGATCCTATACTGCAGATCATTGTTTCTTCATCCACTTCATGTCGGAAACTTCCGGCAGTGCTTCCTCCACCTCTTTGACGTCTGGAATTTGATTTCGCCCGCGCCTCAATCTCTCCACCAGCTTCTTCCAGCCATGCAATAGCCTTTAATTGCATTTCTTCAATAATCTGTTCTGTATTGTCTTCAAACTCAATCTGCGCCACTCCCAACACCTCCTACAGCTTTCAGGTAGATTTCCAGATGTTCATGCATTCCCATCGGATCATCAATCCACTGTACATCATAGATTTTTCCATCTATCAGCATTCTACACACCTCAGGATCCTGATTGGCAAGCGCCCGATAATAATCAGTAATATAGTAATGACTGGACTCTGATATCTTGGCATTATAGTTCTGGACGGGTGAGTTTCCAGATACTAAATCAAGCCATCCCGGATAGGAGCCTGCGTCTTCCCAGCTAATTACCGGATTGCCAATTTCATCAACACCATTTTCGCTCTGCACCTGTAAGATTGCTGTTGTGTTTCCACCAATATCAGACACAATCAACACCTTGCCTTTCTATACGGTTTCAGACAGCCTAACAGACTTACTGGGTAGCCATTCATCTGATTGGATGCGTCCTGATCAAAGTATGTAACCGAATGGCGAGACAATGTTTCTGCCTTTATTCCGACTTTTCCACGGTTCTTTACTTCCCATTCGCACAGATTAATACAGCACTCGATCACATCATCTGGATACTCTACTTTTGTGATCAGTACATAGCATTCATCGATTAACTCTTTATCCAGTACAATCGCGTTCTCTTCTATTCCTTTTACTGTATATAATCCGTCATTGAACATACTTTCCGTTATTTGTACTGTATCTCCAATCGACAATCCATAAAGTTTATTTATTACATTTAGTTTCGACGATGATACAACACCTGCTGATCGAATCTTTCTATTCTGGAAGTTGTTGTTCGTATAAGAGCGGATGGTTTGCTCGATTGCTTTTAGCTTCTGTTCAATCCGCTCTATCGGCCAGTCCTTAAAGTCGATTAACCATTTTGCCCTTTCTACCGACAGGATCATAACTGCACCGCCTTCCTACTGTTCTCCCGGTGTTCCATCATCCGAATCTGTTTTGATTTCGGTAACAGTATATCCTTCATGTTCGCCAAACCATTTAGCAAGGCGCTCACTTGTGATCAATGCTTCTCCGTGTGCGAACTGTGCACCACCGGCACCTTCTCCGCAATATCCCGGATTTCCATTTACCGTAACCTTGTATGTTTTTAATTCTTCTTTTTTCTTTCCTGCCATGTCTGTTTCTCCTTTCAATTACGCAATCTTGACATTTCTTAGAACACCCGCATGTTTTGTATTCTTCAGAACTGTTGCCGCAACCATTTCTACTTCGCCGTCTTTTACAGCTCCTGGCTGATTAAAGTCTGGAAGGTACTGACTGATAGCTGAGCTTCCTGTAATAGTAGCAGCATGGAATCCGTCATTTACATCAAACTTAACAGCATAGATGTCTGTCAGACCTGTAGTCGCAGATGAACCAGATAAAGTTCTGGAAATTCCGTCCTTAACGCACGCATTTGCTGTAACAGTTGTTCCGCCAGTTACTGTATAATGATTCTTTAAATCCATAAATCTAACACCATCTAATGAGGTAACCTTCTTTCCAAATGCTTCCTCTGTTTCTGTTCGATATCCCAGTATACGAGCCATTGTCTGCACTTTAGAAATCATGTTGGTATTCATCAGAAGTGCATCTGCATCTGTTTCACGAATAAGAATCTGTAATGCTTCATATAACTGATCAGCGTTTGCTTTCATTTTTGTAATGTCAGAGATATCAATAACCGCTTTGCTATTAAATTCTGATGTAGTACCTGCAAGCATCTTGTCAAGTCCATCAAACGAATCTGTCTGAGTTGTTGAATCTCCATTAACTAGTGTGTAATGGAACAGGGAAACTGCAGCTGCTATCTTCTCTTCCATCTGGAATGCCATATTGTTAAACTTGTTTTCCGCCTGTTTGAGGACACGATCCATTTTGAATTTTCCACCAAAGATTTTCAAGTCGGCTGATTTCTTTACAAGTTTTGCTTCACTGTCTGCATATTCCGCATTTAATTTACGAAATGCAGCTGTTGATGGAATCTGTTTCTGCATATAGCTATATGTGAGTGTAGATCCGCCCTGCGGACTTACTGTATTATCAAACGGTAACATCTGTAAGATTTCTGATTCTCTTAAGAAAGTATCTACTACCTTCTCGGCTACCTTATCAGATACGCCTTCTTTCATATCATTCAGCATAAGTGCCATTGACTTTCACCATTTTAACCTTTCTATTTTTCATTTTCTTCATACTGCATACGAAGCGCATCAGCCAGATTCTTCGGCTGTACATCATTATTGTGATCACCCTCTGGAAGCGGTTTCGGATCAATCTCTCTTGGTCCCGGATTATTTTCCGAATCAAAATGAGTTGGGAACTGAGTCTTTAAGTTCGAAATCTTCTCATCAATCCCCTTAATGTTTCCATCTTCATCAAGCTCCAGCGCACCGCCTTCTTTAAGTTTAAATGCCATGTAACCGACATCATCCGTCTTTGCATTCATGAGAGCAACCTTGATAGCAGATTCAAGTCTTGTCTCATCAAGTTCTTTCTGTAAATTTGCCACCTGTGTTTCGTATGCTGTAATCTTCCCCTGGAGTGCTTCATCGTTTTTTGCATCTTTCTTCAACTGTTCAATCAGCTTCGTTGATTCTCCATGCTGTGTGTTCAGGGTGTCATAGTCCGTCTTCAGTTTTCCGTATCGGATATCCAAATTCTCCTCACTGGCAGTATAAATCTTATTCTCTTTCATACTTGCTGTAATCGCCTTAATCTGTTCATCCGATAAACCCTGTGCTTTTAATAATTCTTCTAATGTCATTTTGTATTTCCCCTTTCTTACGCTTTTTACATGTCTCGTCCATGATCTGCGGAATAGTGTTTTACATCCCTGTGGATGAAATGGCATTAAAAAAAGACATCCTTCGATGCCTTAAATCAATATATCCTTGTCCTTGCCACCCGCCACCCACTATTTCACCCATAGTTGGGAGATAATTGGATCACCGCCTTATCAGCAAAATTTGCATAGAATAATTAATGCGACACAAACAATCATGATATTAATGCTCGATGTTGCCATATTCTCACCTCTTTCTTAAAAATGGGTACAAAAATACCACTAACCATTTCTGATCAGTGGTATCTATAATACTTTTTCAATATCTTTCTTATCAACAGTAATTGTTTCCCAGTTAGTAGGAGAATCACCAATGTCAACTTCGCAAGCATCTTCAAAAAGTTCAACTATGGTCCCTATTCGCCCATCCTTTAATTTAACTACATCATATTGTTTCATAGTTCTCACCTCTTGTCTACATAAATCGATGTTAGCCTTGGTTCAGCGTTGTCGTTATCTTTAATCCATGCTGTTAATACATTTGCTGTTTTTCCATTCGGTCCTGTTATCTGCATAATTTGCTCATAGCGCTTTCCGTATTTGTCTTCTCTCTTATATACTAACTCTTTTTCATCAAAAGAATCAAGTATTTTCGTTTTTAAGTCTGTATAACTTTCTTTTGTATATCCAAGTGCTTCTTTAAAAGCTTTTGCTTTTTCTTTACCTGTAGGATGTTCAAAATTTAATGCATATTCCGTTAATTTCTCATCTGGGATTTTCGCAAAAAATTGCAAATCCATCTTTATTTTGTTGCCTTTAGAATTTTCCACAGTTCCTATATATTTTTTATTGAATTCATCAAAACTCTTTCTTTTATCCAATCCGTAAAAAGAAGCTCTTTCTTTTAACCGATCAAGTTCTTTCTGATCCAATGCCCATTTTGCACGCTGCAAAAGTACACATCTGCAGTTGATTACTTCCGCTGCACTTCCTGATGGATCTCCCGGATACATCAATCCATTGCTGAATTTCTCGTCCAGCGCCCTGACTTCACCATCAACCATCTGATGTGATTCTCTGGTATTGGCATCCATTGTGGCATCCCACTGCTTCACAACATCAGCTCCACGCTCTCTTGCAGCATAACAGGCATCCATCGTGGATTCTTGCTGTATTCTATGTCCTTCCGTTCTTGTGATCCTGACAGCATTGTTGTAACCAGTCTTGGTATATCCAGCCAACTGCTGCGCCATCTGCGAATAGCTCATACCTGTAGCCACACCCCGGCTGATCTGCGCTGTAATCTTCCGCTTCAGAAGATCTACATCCTCACCTAATCGTGAGTACAATCCCTTACTGATCTTACTATTAACCTGTACCGCCCGGACAACTTTTTCCTGATCTATCGGAACGATCAAAGGAATCCCTTCGCCGTGTAATACATACATATTCCCGGTAAATGCCTTGTCATAGCAGTCATTCAAGTACTTATTAACCGTCTTAAATTCCTTTCGGTGCATCTTATCCAGGATACTGTTCACTTGCGCCTTAAGTGCATCCTGATACTGCTTCTGGTACACCTTAGAACGTTCCATGCTCTTTAGCGTTTCCCGTTCCTGTTCATCCTCAATAGAATTATATTTATCCTGTATCTTATAGATTTCTTCCTGAAGAGCATTAGCCTTCTGTGTTATATATTTAAGAGATTGATTATATACAGCCTGTAGCCGTCTGATCACACGTTCCTCATCATCAAGAAACTCTATCTGAACAATCTTCTCACGATACTTCATAGCCTATCACCTATTCCTCAACCGGCTCATCATCTGGATTATCAGGATCATCCGGCAAAATAACACCTAATGCCGTTCTTGCATCCTGTGCTGTATGACTATCTGCATTCTTCAGTTGTTCTTTCAACTCATCGAAATCCCAGTCCATAACGTCACATAACGCTTTCAGCGTCTGTTCATCGCCGATCTGTGTAGCCATATTCAAGATTGTATTGATTCTTACCTGTTGGATATCTGCTTCTGTCTTTTCGTTCGCTATATTCTCCGATTCGTTCATCATGATTGATCGTGTGAATTCGAACTTGACATCTGAAATCTGATAGCCTGTCCCGTTCTGCTGATTGATTTCATCCAGAACAACCTTCAGCAGCTGTTTCAACATTTTTTTTAATCTTCTTTCAAGCTTATTCGCTTTCAGATCCAGTAATGCATATCTGCTTTTGATCACAATATTTGTGATATTCCCATCTCCGACCTGTGATGAATTGAATCCCATACCGAACCGGTATATGTTCTTTTCATCCTCATCGGCTTTTGTCTTACGGGCCTGATATGGAATGTCTACAGTTCTGACTTCCACATCACCTTCCGAATCTGTTCCAACTATCTTCTTGGTTTTCAGGTTCTGTTGCAATTCATCCAGGTTGTCACCCTGGAATCCTTTCACCACATACAGCGGTGTATCAAAATCCTTTAGATTGTTGGATAACCCACATTGCATGATGTCATAATCATCTATCAGGCCCTTGATTGGTTTCAATCCACTAAACTGCTTTTTGTTGTAATCCAATCGCCAGAACGGGATATATCCCAGCGAACACCCCATCTTCTTACCTGTCTTCTGATCAGTAAATACGATGTGTGGTCTTGGATTCACCGGTTCAGATTCATCCTGAACAATCTTTCCATTCAAACCATCCTGAATATAATAAAATGTTTCTGTTTCAGACCATACCTGAATCTTTCGGATTACTTTCTTTCCCTGTTCTATACGATCCACATAGTGATATATAATGTATCGCTTATGATCTGAAGTATCCTTTTCTCTGCACTCTACTACGCCCATGCTGTCTGCACACATAAATGTAAGCCGGTCATCTGCATTCTTATATGCGAACAGATACTCGAATCCCTTCGTGTATGATCCTGTGATCACATCGCCAATCTCTGACCAGAACTCATCATCAAAATAGTTATCCAGATGCTCCTGTAACCCTTCCGCCGTATCCTTGGCAACCATTGGGTTTTCATCAAACGAAAGCATATAGGCTGACAGTTGATCCGAAAGCTCAGTAAAGAACGGGTGACTGATCTTAACATTCGACCGCACCTTGTCTTCTATCAGTTTTCCATCAGCATTGTAGTAGAATAATCTATATTTTCTTATGTCGTGTTCGCCTTCGTAGTATCTTTGACCAACACCGGCAAACTTTTTCTTCTCTGATACAATATCATTATCTATAAATTTCTGTACCTCTGATACACTCAGCAACCTTTACACCTTCCTTCTTCGATTAATCAATAGGACTTAACAGGAATCGAACCTGTGACACATGGCTTAAAAGACCACTGCTCTACCACTGAGCTATAAGCCCTGTATTTATCTAAATGACAGTCCTGCCAGCACCATAACCGACCACCAGTTGTGACCGTGAAAGGAGGTTGCATCCGCGACGATGCAAGTTTCTTAACGGAAAAAGATTGAGCCCGCCCTAAGACTCTGAAAACCGCTGGTGCTGTGCACGCCGTCCGTCAATTGTCATTATTCTTTTTACATCAGCCATCTACTAGCCTTACGCCATCCTTCTATTGCATATCTCAGTGCTGCCATTGCATCATCCATAACCGGAACCGGATCATCCAGGTATTCACCCGTTCTTTCATCCTTCTTCCACTTCCATTGCTGTAGTTCCTTGATCGTGTTGACACAGTGAGGGGCAACATAAATCCTGCGTTTGATAGTATGGTCCTTACCGACCGAGCCTTTCAGCCAATCGATTTGTGCATTTACCGAGCCTTTTGAACCGCCTTTGTCAACACCTCTTGCCCTGTATCCAGCCTTGTTCCATTCCTGGATTCTATCTGGTTCAGCACTATCACACCACATTATTTTCTTCGCAGGTATGCCATGCTGTATGGCTATTGGTATGATCTCAGCGGTTTCTTTCTCATGCTCATATATTTCATCGATGATATAGATATGTTCATCTTTGATACCAACCAGCAATATTGCGTCCGCATGGTTGAACCCAAAGTCTTGTCCAATAGCTACATCATCGTAATTGTTGAGATTTTGTGATACTTCCCGGACTTCCCAGTTGTGAAGAATCAATCCACCAATCTCACCCCATTCTCCAAGACCATAGATCTGATAGCCTTCTGGATCCACAATCTTTCTACGTTCCATTCGTTCACGGTACGCATTATCAATGAACCGATTACCGAGATAGGTCGAATGATGGGTAAGTACATTCGTGTCCGGGATATCAAAAAAGACCTTCTTGATCCAGTGATTCTTATTCACCGGGTTGAAGGTCATTCTGATCTGATAAAATTGATCTGGTGGAAGCTCACCACGCAAACGGTCATCGATAATTTCCAGATCTGCTTGCGTGAATTCTGTAGCTTCTTCCAGCCACACGTCCGTAAGCTTGCCCTTTGGAAATGTAATAGATTTCAACTTCTCACGTTGTCTATCATCATTCATTCCCCTGAATATAATCTGGTTGCCATTATGTCTGCATGTAAGCATTAATGGACTTCTGTTAATCTTCCAATAAGCATCAGCTTTATCCCCAAACATCTTGTACAAAGAACCGGTTAGTTCTGCGAATGTACTGTCTCGATTGGTGATATCAGACTTTCGCATTGCTACAAGGTTTCTTCCTTTGTCTCTCATTAGTCTCAGGATGTAATTCTGCGCTGTATCCACGCTCTTTCCGGATCCGGCAGAACCTTTCATCACGATGTAGCGTTTTTTACTGCGGTCAACCTCTTTAAAGCATTGATTAGCTTGAACATTTATTTTCACAGGCAATCAGCTTCTTTAAAGGCTTTGAAAAGTTTCGGTGACTGAATAGCAATCCAGTCTGTAATCTCCTCGTTCCGTCCCCAGCTTTCGGCACCGCCACTGTTATTCCATAATCCAGACTCGTACAGAAACGCGTGAATAATTTCATGCCTGAGTACCTTCTTCTTGTACTCTTTCAAATTCATTAAAGAGTTTCTACTGGATTCTAACTTCGCAATCCTAATCTGATGAATACTCTGATCCATACATCCATCACAACCCTCTGGAAGTTTTTCATCTGGCGCATCAAAATATATCTTATATAACGTTCCTAAAATATTAACTTTCTTCATTGTCATTATCTCCATAATCAATCGTGATGTTCAGGTCCATATCGGCATCAACTTCCAGCTTGTCCTTGAACATTCCAAGATGTTTACCAAGTAACTCCAAAGCTTTCATCTTGTCATTCAAACGAACTTCTCTTTCGACCGATTTTCCCTTTGCTCCGTCCATTGTCTTAACTTTTACAGACTGGATGCACGCCAGATCATCTTCTGTCGCATCTGCTTTTACTGATGCATCTTTGGGATTGATTACATTCTGTGGATTCACAAATGCTATTCGTGCCAGTTCCTGAATCACTCGGTCCTGACTAATACCTGTTCTCTTTGATCTCTCGGCCATTGCTTTTGCAATTGCTTCCTGAACACTAACATTCGCTAACAATCTCGCTCCTTGTTCATTTGCTGTCTTCGGTGAATACCCCGCTCTGATTGCAGCCTGAGTGGCGTTCAAATCAATCAGGTATTCTTTCACGAACCTATCCTGTTTTCTGGTCACTCAGACTCACCTCCCATTTTTTCAACGCAAAAGACACCCCGCTACAGGGTGCCTTCCTCAAACAACCGCAAGAAAAGATGACCGAGCCGTCGGTTTTCCGCCTTTGGCTCAAGTATTATTATAAATGGGAATCAGGGGAATTACGGGACAGTTTTAAATAATTCTCAATTTTTTTACCAACTCCGCTTCTCCCCATATGTATTTTCTCCCCGACTTCTCGCAGTCTAACGGCTTTCCGTCCATCGATAAAATAAATTCTGAATATCCGATGTGTCGTGCTATCCGGTATTTCTTCTACAAACCTCTCAACCTCTTCACATTCTTTTTCCAGCTTTTCTTTCCGCTTCAGATCCCGGATCTGTAATCGTTCATACTTTTCAGAATCAAAACCTGTCACGCTCTGTGGCATTGGATATCCCTTGCTATAATCGAATATGACATCATTCCCAATCATTGTATCTGATTTCCACCGATTGTTAAGTACATAATCAAGTTCCAGTATTTCTGCTTTATTGCTTCTGTATGCCATCAGTCTTTCCTTGGTCATCTGTTCCAATGCTATCTACTCCCTTCGTTTTCTTATCTTTCCATTCATCTATGCTTTCACGCGCTTATCGCTCTATCAAGCAGATACATGTACAATTCTTTGTATACGTCCCTTTCAGCAGCAGCTTTAATCCGGCCGTCTACAATATCGCTTGCATCCTCTGTATTCTTTTCATAGGTGTTCATTGCTTTTTTCATGGCTTCTCGCTTGTCAACTTCCTCTTTGAGCTTACGCTTTAACTCTTCACCTATTTTCTTAGTTTCGACTAATTCCAGTTTCAATGCATTTATTGTCTCTTCTGCTTCTTCAGTAGTATTTCCACCTGATACTTCTACACCAAGCGAAAGCATAAGAGCCTCATCAATTCTCCGCATCTCATCGTCAGTACATGATCTGATATACTCTTCCAGTCTGTCCTTTGACACATTGGAAATACGCTCACACAATGCCACCGATGGAACTTTGCACATTACGTTCACATGTGTAGGAATTAAATTTCTTTCATCTGCTGTCAAATACACAATCTCAACAAAATTTGAATTCTCATTTCCTTTGTCATTTGATACGACAACGGCTGGCGATCCTGTAGTTTCCTTCATTGTGTCTTTTCTATTGCTTTTTACGTAAAATATATCTCCTCTGTATACTTCCATTTTATTTTCTCCTTCTTTTCTGACATTCATCATTGCCATATATGCAGTCGGATCATAATATCCTGATCCATTTCTTTTTGTTTCGCTTATCATTGTTCGATTCCCCCTGTTACATTTATCCCGATTTTCTTCAAAAAATCAGTAACCTCATAGCTCTGATAAGCTGGCGGTGTATGGAATCTCTCACTTGCCTTTTCATCAATATCTGATTCAAGCTCATCATAATGCTGTTCCCCATCTAATCTCTGTTTTACACTCTTATTTCTACTCATGATTTATCCCACCTTCCACAAGACGCTTTTCTAAATTCGCCATATCGTAATTCCTTCCGGTATAATTATCGAATCCATTCTTCTTTTTCTTGTTATAGTTTCCATCTAGTACCTTTGCCATATTGGCATCTTTGATCAACCAGTCAAATGTAGCTGACCAGTTCCGATCATTCGCACCTTTTAGAAAGTCAGACGCTTCCGCTTTCTCAAACAGCTTCTTAAAATCATCCACTGTGTAAGTATGCATTCTTGCTCTAATTGCTTTTTTACGAGATTCAGAAAGTGATCTGACAGAAGGAAGGGATGGACACAAAGTATTGTACAACTGCATTATTTTGTTGTACTCTATAGTATCTATATTCTTATTCTCTATCTTATTCTTATCTTCTTCTATTGCGTGACTGTCACGTGACATCACGTTCCCGTCACAATTAAGCTCTTTTTCTCGCTCTCTCTGACGCTGTTTTCTTAATCGATTTTGTTCTCGTATCTTATCCATTCCCTCTACATTTTGATGTTCTTCCCATCCCGTTATATAGAGAAAATCATTATCATTGACGATCATTCCAAGCTCTTCCATGGAACTTAACGCAAGCTGTATCGTACCTTCTTCAAAATTAAGTTCCTCTGCCAGCATCTTCGATGTATATGGGATATCCTCAGTCAGAAATACCCTTCCATTCGCATTACATCTTCCAGCAATTGTCAGCAGCATCACCCAGATAAGAACAATATTATCCCCGTCAGGAAGTCTTCTTAAATGCTTGATTTTCCTGTTATCAAACATATACGTGCTAATCTTAATCCACTTCACATCTGCCATTTTTTCCTTCTCCTGCCTTCCTTACGTTGCTGACTGCATTACTTCTTCATGTCCGTCCTGCGCTGCATCCTTGTCTGAATAATCTAATGACATTCCAGATTCATATTCCCGGTATATCTGCATCCAGTCTTCCAATTCCATGGTTACTAAAATATTGTGGTTATTCTTCTTGTGAAAGACTGCAGGCAACAAAAATTTATCAGTTGCAGCTGCATCTCTCTTTGCCTGATCCATCCAGTCATATAATCTCATCTGTTCCTGATGTTTGGCTTCCACATGGATATATGGCAGTCCTACCACGTCCGATGCATCACCAGTATTTCCACAATACTGTGCTGTTCTTCTGGCTTTGTTATATCCAAACTCCCTGAAAATACTTGCCAGGTATCTTTCAAACCTGGCACCCTTCTGCTTACTATTCACCGGCATATATTTCACCTCTTACTTCAAACTTCTTACAATTCTGCGGTAGGTACAACGGATAAAGAAGTATTTTTCCACTCGCTCCGCAGAAATGAATGTTCCGTGTTCTTCCTGGCAGTGTAACATGGTGCGAACACAGAAGACATTTCCTCTCTTGTTCATACTTTTCAAGTACATTCATCTTCTCCACTGCTCCTAATTGAACGGAAGTTCCTCGCTTATACCATCTGGAACATTCATAAATCCATTTTCATCCACTGGTCCATACGGAGACGCTGCTTCTTCTGTTGTGCCGGCAGCAGTTCCTTTACTTTCACAGAAATCATGTTCTTCAACGACAATATCCGTTGTGTAGACTTTCTGACCATCTTTATTGGTATAGCTTCCCGTCTGAATACGTCCGCACACAGCAATTTTTATTCCCTTATGTAGATATTTTTCGGCAAATTCTCCATTCTTACCAAATGCTACACAACTGATAAAATCAACATTCTGCTCATCTTCCCGCTTATATCTTCTATCTACTGCAAGGCGGTATCTTGCAACCGCCATACTATTTTCGCCCTGTGAATATCTCACATCAGGATCAGCACATAGATGCCCAATCAAAATTACTTTATTCATTATGCTCACACACCTCCACAAACTCCCCATCTTTCAAACTATATCCGGCAGTCTTTCACTTATCGGAATCCAGTCACTTTTTCTTCCTACCAGTTCAAAACACTGTTCTTTCCATTCAAGTACATATTCCAGAGTATAAGAACCGTATCCGATGCAATTATCGTTACTGCCTACTTTTCTATACTTAATAGAGTAATATGGTTTTTCTTTTGGCCCGGTCACTACAATGTCAATGCTCTCTACCTTTATCTTCTCATGTGATTTATTTTCTATCGGCGCATATGTCTTATCCATATTATTCTCCTTTCTTGTACGGAGTCGGCAGGGGCATCCAAGCAATAATTACTTTCGTTGAATACTTATAGATTCCTTCAAAAATACCATTTCCTGCATATCTTAATTCTGTTACTGTACCACTTGAAAATTGCGCTATTACATTCATTGCATTCTCTGGTAATCTCTCACTGCATGGAATCCATTTGCCAGGGACATTTGTGTCCTTAGCATCTTCCCTGTCCTCATACATCGCCAGTCTGTCTACCAGCTCCTGTTTCTTATTCGGGGACCAGTATCCTCGCTTTATACCGTTCTCTCTTTTATGTGTTAATCTCTCCATGATCGTTTCTCCTATTTCATAAACAATATCCACCGTGTCTTACCTCTCTGATCTCCAAGAAGCGGTTTCTTTCCGAATTCTTTCAATACTTCATTTAATTTTATCTGGTCTTCGTTCCACTTAAATACCAGAACACCGTCCGGCTCCAACACTCTCATGCATTCATCAAATCCAGCTTTCAAGTATGGTTTCCAGTCATTAGGAAGAATCCCATACTTCTTGGCCAACCACGAACCAGTTCCGGCATGAATAAGATGTGGCGGATCAAATACTACTACTTTAAAAGAATTATCCTTATATGGCATGTCTCGAAAATCCATCTCTATATCTGGCTTGATTAGGAGCCTCCTGCCATCACATAATGTTGTATTTATTTCTCTGTTGTCTGCGAATATCACATTTGGATTTTCTCTATCAAACCAAAACATACGACTTCCACAACATGCATCAAGTATTTTTTTCATTTCGTCCCTTTCTTGACAACCAACTACCGTGGGATAATCGGTTGTCTGTTTAACTAACCTTTATAATTTTCAAACCGTTCACACGCCATAAATGCGTATCTGGAATTTACCCATCTCTGCATTCTTTTTAGTTGATCACGCTTCTTTAATTTGTATTTGTCATAAATCATCACGTAGGGTGCATATCCCAAATCTCTGAGTGTGTATATCCGGTCAAGGTCTTGTTCTAATGTTGTATCGAATCCGCACAAGACATACACTGTCATTTTCCGCCTATCCCATCCGGTAGTCTCTTTAAATGCTTTGAATTTTGGTACAATGATGTCTTTATCCTGGTATCTATCCCATGCAAAATGTATCTGCTTAATCTTCATCCGCTTGATATATTCAGCTTTCTCTTCTGTCATAATTCTGATGTCGCACCCTTGTGAGAAATCTACCCAAGCCTTGCTATCAATAAGCTGTTGACTCAGATTTTTCCAGTCCTTGCAAGCGAACATATTTGGATCCAGCAAAACGATATTCTTCTGACCATTCCAGAATTCAGACAAATCAGCTACCTTACGGCTTTTCTGTCCCTCTTTTTCTTTCACGACGCAGAAATCGCAACCTCTTGGACATCCTCTTGTCAAGAATCCATATGCCATATTTCTGCATAATTCTGGATACAGGCTGTAATCTGGATAGATGTGTTCAATTTTGTCCGGCAATGACTTGCCACCAGATGGATATTCATACCCTGTACCGCCTTTGATTATCTCTCCGGCGCACACTGGATGAGGATAATCCGGTGTAAAGGTAAATACCTTGCTCATATATACCCTGTCTGGTGGATTCAGCCATGCTGTAAGTGGGTCATACCACTCGACTTGATCTCCGTTCTGCTTATGCCATGCAGACAGCTTCATCAGCGGAAGATTCGGAAAATTATGACCGTCTACGTCGATTAGTGATATCCTCATCTTTCTATTCACCGTAATAATAATTTTCGAGAAATTCTTTTAGCATCATTCGATTTTCATTCCTTTCTCTATCCAAACAATGCCGATGCTACATCCGTCTGCTGTGACTGTGCCGGTTCTGGGGCCGGCTGATTATCCGGAACAGCTTCTGATACTTCCACATCCATAACCGGTTCTGTGTCCTGATCTGGGTAGTTAACCTTTCCCTGATCATCTGTAAAGGTCATATCATTCTCAAATGCGTTCTGAAGGTCAATGCTCATGATTCCCCATTTACTGATCAACTGTCTCAGCATAGTCTTATAAGCCATTCCGTCAAAGTTCTTATACCAGAATGAAGAATACATCCAGGAATCTTTCTGATCGTATTTTCCAGCTTCATAGTCTTCGAAAGACACCTTCTCTTTTGTTCCGTATTTCGTCTTGATCTGTGTCGCATCTTTTGAAAATGCCGGTGAATACTTATCCGCATGAGCCATCATCTGTTTCTTTGACCAGTAAATCGCTTTCTTGAATCCATTGGTCAGCTCAAACATTGCATAATATCCAATGGTCGGTGCTTCTTCTCTCTCATCCCATTTATCAACCATCAGATTGATTTTAATTTCCTCATTCAGAGGATCAAAATATTCAAGCTCCCCTTCTTTTACTGCCAGAACATTCAGCTTTTTATACTGCCCGGAACGAATTGCAAGCTGGATATATCCCTTGTATCCAAGCTGGAACTGCGCTACCTTCCCCTGTTCCTTGTCATTGAACGGGACCAGATAATAATGACCAAGCTGCGGTGATGGGGAAAGCTTCAACGATTCCCCAAGCAATGCACCGGAAAGAATCGATTTATTGGTGCATTCCTGAAGCGCTGCATTATTATTCACTGCCGAAATCACACCTGTAATAAAACGCTTCCTGTTATCTTTTCCAAGTGCCTGATCAATGTTTGCAGCCACCGCCATGCTGTTTAAAAATGTTGTAATTCCTGTTTTTGCCGGCTGTCCCGGATGTGCCTGTTTTGTGTTTGCTAAACTGTTATTAACTGCCATTGTCATAATCTCCTTCCTAAATTGCTTCAAATTTAATCTGTCTATCCTCAAAGAATTTCTTGAGTGCTAAAGCATCCTCTCTTGACAGATATGCTCTAAAACCAATCCAATCACGCTGCGGCTCTTCCTCAACCACTGCTGTCGTTTCTGCCGGTGCTGGCTGATCTGCTGCAACACTTGTTTGCACTACTTCCTGTTCTTTCTTCAGACGCTCCGCTTCTTCCTTGCGCTTCTGGATATCAGCAAGCTCCTGACCTTTCTGAATCGCCTGAGACAGGTTCAGTGTCTTCTTATACACTTCCATGGCTTCAAAACTAAATTCTGGTAATCCGCTGATTGTTCCAACATCTTCACCGATTCTATACATAGTCTCTTTCATCTGATTTTCTACTTTTGACAGTGATACCGATGCATTCAACCACTTCTCATCCCAGATCATCTCAAGTGTCACAAACTTCTGGAAGCCGATAGATTCAAACAGTTCCTGAACCGTCTTTCTCTTTTCCTCTCTCTTGATCTGCTCGACTTCTTTGATCTGAACATCAATTGCACTGATCTGTTCATCTACCAGTCCAAGAACTTCTTTGACCTCTTTTTCAAATTTGTTATATGGTTCCATGCACATCTTTTTGATACGTTTCCGCTCATTATCAATTGCTCCACGGAGCTTGTTCAGATCAGCTCTGTCTTTCTTACCATCTGCAATTGTTTCCTCTGTGAAGACCAGTCCCTTATAGTCTTCCATCTTCTTGACAATTGCTGTTTTCAATTCTTCGTTGTTCCACTTAATTTCCTGAACAAACCCGTTCTCCTGTGGGCTAATGATTCTTAACTCAAGCATATTAAAATACCTCCTATATTTCTGGAAGAATGCAACCTGGCATCTTCCGATTTTCCACACACTTCCAAAATCTCATCTCTGCTTCCAGTAGATACTCAAGATCAGCTTCTACATTGCATCTGTCGATGCGATAATCTCTTTCTCTGGCAACATCATCCCACCAGTCGCACCGTAGCCGAGCTCTCAATACTACAAAGTCCCAACCGGTTACCAGCAAATAATGAAGAATCTGAGCATAATAGTTATCAGGAATCTGATCTTTCCATTTCGCATACTGCATGGATTGATTGATGCTGCTTGTCTTGATCTCCAAAATACCCTTGCGTCCATCCTGATCAGTCAACTCACCGTCCAAGGATGCTTGCATGAATGGGTATTTCTTGCTCTGCAGAATCCGAAATTCATGGTAATCAACCTTATACTCAGGATGATCAGCCTGGAACAGCTCGCGAATCGGTTCTTCTGCTTTATTCCCATAGATCACACAAGGCTTGTCCGATATATCTTCTGGTACTGCCTTACCAATCTTTTCTTCATACAACTCAACATTGCTTTTATATGGATTTCTGCCAATGGTCACGCTCGCATCACTGCCGCCGATCCCGTTCATTCTGCCTTTCAGCCACTGCTGTTCATTTTCAAAATCATGAATTGTAAAAATATCGCTCATAGCAATTACTCCATTACAGCTCGAAGAATCTGTTCGCAAGCTTCTCCAAGCTCATCAACAAAATTATTTATTTTTTTTGCATAAATTAACTCGTCCGTTGGGAATGGATCTGAACCATCCAAATGTTTAGCGATTTTGTCATAAATACGTGCAGCTACTGTGTTATACATATCCACAACTTCTGGTGTTGCATCTTTTGGAAGTGCTTCAAATGATGCGATTCCTATGTATACCTGCAGATCGGATAATGTTAATTCATATTTCTTTTCGTTACGCATTTGTTTTTTCTCCTTTTTCTGTTATAATTGAATTGGTTTTTTATCTGAGTGCCCGAAGCTTGCCGGCTTATACGGGTGCTCTTTTTTAATTTCTTGCAATGTCCTCACCCCCTTCACCTGATTGCATAAAAGTTGATCACACGCTCCTAATACCGTGATCAGTATCAGCTCTATCGCAATAGTTAATCTCCAACGCCACAGTCTTAAATTTTCACATTCATCTTCCAGGCGCTTGATCTGCAGCTTCGCCACCAGTGGTGTTTCCGGTTTTAAGTTCATACTGCTTGTCCACTCCTTTCTACCGCCTAAGCGGTTTTCTCAATAGTGTAGGTGATTTCCACCTTTTCCTGTTCTTCCAGAAGAGATATCAACACCTCAATGATTTTTTCCATATCCGGTTTCATACTCGCCACCTGCTTTCTATCTCCTTGGTTATGTTTATGCATCACTGTTTGTACTTGTTGCGGTGAGTTCTCTTAATTCTGCCATTTCTTTTCCTTCCAAAGATAAAAACAGATGGAATAAAAGGCACTATATATTACTTCTATTCTTTATCTTATTCTTATTCTTTATCTTATTCTGTTGCGTGACTGTCACGTGACATCACGTTCCTGCTACATCAGTAAGGAAATTTGTTACGCAGCCTGTTCAATCACCGGAACATACCCGTGCTTTTTCAGTTCCTCATATAAGAAAAGTCTGCCTTTCTGCGTCCATTCGGTCTGCATCGTAACATCTGCTCTGCCGTCAGTTCTTGTAATATCAATGGTCCGGCTATGTACATATCCACCATTCTGATATTTTGAGTACAGCACCCACTGTCCACCAACCTTATACTGAATCTTCAATTCCTTAAGAATCTTGTTCAGTTTTCTCCCGCTCATTCCATAGTCTTTGGCGATCTGTGTAATAGTTACCAGAGACTTTGACTGTAGAATCATATCCACATAATTGGCTTTAGGTTGCAGTTCTGTGATAATCTGCTGTTGCTCAACTACCTGCTCACCAAGGAATTTACATCTGCCTTTCAAAGACTCGATCGAACGGTTCGCCATCTTTAATGCTCTTGCCATAATCTGTTCTGGTGTGTTCCAGGCTTTCTCAAGATCTATGAAATACTGACGGATCTGCTTTCCTTCCGGCGATCTCTGGATCATACAGATCTGTTTTGCCATATCTACAGAAACATTAAATTCTTTTGATGGTCTACCACCTGTACTTTCTTCCATTTTTGGAAAAAAGTCTCTTCCTTCCTCAAAGCCATATTCGCACATACGCTTAAACCATGTCGTGAAATTACTCTCGATGTTCAGCTGTTCATGCAAATCTCTTGCCGATACCGTTGGCTGTTCTGCTTCATAATTAATTTTTAATAATTCGTTCATTTTAATTACCTTCTTTCTCTGTCCCCGCAGTTACCTCCGGTTTATCCATCAAGTCTCTGGCTTTGAGAACCTCTGCATTGCTTTTCATCAGCGGCAAACTTTCTTTGTCCATATGCTTCATGTTTCCAACCACCTCAGTGATCAACTTCTTCTGTTCTTCACTCATGTTTTCCACTTCCTTCCTGACCTGCCATCATCAGACACCGGGCGGTCATTCCCGGTGTGACGGTCATTTCTGACCGTTTCGGCTATTTGCTTTTAACCTTGTTTGATTTCTGTGCTATAGTCGTTCAGGCGATTACTTAATTATATGAATAAGCATAGCTATAAAATTTATCACCAAAGCGATTACCGATAAAGCCTCCGCCTGAAGGCTTAGCTTGTGTGCTTCTTTATTCAATTTTTTAGCTTCTTCAATTTTCTTCATCGTTTCCTTATATTCTTTTGAATCCATATCATCATCTCCTCTTGTAATAATTTCCTATTTCTCCTATACTTTCCTTACAGGCACTGCCATGCCGAGTACGAAAGAAAGGAAATTGCTCATGCACTTGGATTTAACAATTACTGTCTCTGCTATTCTTGGTATTTCGGCTGTTATTTCTCCGATTGCTACTGCAATCATAAATAATCGTTACTTGTTAAAACTCAAAAAACTCGAATACGAACACCAAGATAAAAAGGAATCCTTTTTCTATAAACGTGGTGTCTATGAAGACTACCTGCGTTACACTGGTAAATGCATAGCATTCGCAACCCAGGAAAATCTTCAAGAATATGGGAAAATATATTCTCTTGCATTAATTTATTTTCCAGAAGAGCTTGTTGATGATCTTAAAGCATTGAATGATGCGATACATAACAACCGATGGGACATATCAAGTTCTCTTTTAAACGAATTAGCACCTAAGATTCGTAATAAATTACAAAGCATGTAATTGCAACACACACAAATACAACCCAGATAGGATATATTTTGTCTTCGGGTTGTATTTTTCTCATAACCCAAATTCCCACTATTCCTACCATCCACATGATTAACATACATATAAGAGCATACATCTCCATCACCTCGCTTTCTATATTGCTTTTATACTCTCTAATTTGATATAATCTTCCTATCAAACGATGAAAGGAATGATTTTATGGTCACTAACATTGACGCTTATGACTTAAACCCAGCACGCTTTACGGGAACACGGAATTTTTATATAGACTTACCTCATATATGTCCATGTTGCTCTACCGCTTACTCATCTAATCCAAGTTTTTCAGGATTTTTTAAAAATACATTGGGCACAATGCATCTATATTGCTTATTTTTCTGTCCTGCATGTGAAGATGCTTTTCTTGTTACCTATGACTTTATTGACGATATCGACTATGATGAATGTGTTGGTAATATTGCTGTTCAATATCCTTTTCCAAATAACACCACTTCGTTTTCTGATAAACTTTCTGAACTATCACCCAAGTTCGTAGAAATTTATCACCAAGCCGAACAAGCCGAAAATGCTGGTTTATCAGAACTTTGTGGTATTGGCTATCGAAAAGCCCTTGAATTTCTTGTAAAAGACTATGCTATAGCACAACATCCTGATAAGGAATCAGAAATCATATCTTCTTTTTTAGGAAAATGTATCCATGAATACATTGACAACCCTAAAATCGAAGCCCTGGCAACAGCTTCTACTTGGATTGGAAACGATGAAACCCATTATGTTCGTAAGCACGAAAATTACAATGTGCAAGATTTAAAGCGTTTTTTAACTACCACAATTGCATATGTTGAATGTGAACTTAATCTTGCTGAAGCTTTTGATTTTTTGAATGGTTCTCAATAATATTCTGCAAGCGCTTTGACTCCCATATAACCTGATCGGAAAGTAATTGCGGGTCTGGATCTCTTTCAGCAAGAAGATTTCCATTCATATCCCAGTACTGAGTTACCACACGTACTGGGTCTTTTTCTATTCCAAGACCTCTTTTTGCTTTTACTTCGATCACACTGATCACCCTTACACTTTTAGGACCATCTGCTCTAACCATTCCATCATTCTCCTTTCTCTGAACCTGTTTCATCTGTTGCAAATAAGTAATCTAATGTTTTGTCCTATGCACTTTGTTCTAAGTACGCTAAATCTTTTACCGTCTCTAACCTCTTCTTACAATCTTGATAAATTTCCTTATAGTGCTTTCCAGCAATAATTCCAGAATCAATCACGCATAAGATTATGTGTTCCATAAGAGACAAGTTATTAAGCTGCATTACTGTAGCTTCGTCCCTCTTGGAAATTCCCGCCATTTTATTTGCCAACTTCGAATAGGTCATGTACAACTTATCTGCATGTTGGCTTCCTTGCCCTTTCGCATACTCAACAAGATTCTTGATAGTATCTGTCTCCGCTTTACGTGTCAGCTTGCCGGCTTTCCTTGTCTCAATCCAAGTCTGAGTCTGTTTCTCTCTGATGAATTTCTCCATCTGATTGAAAGCTTTTATGTACTGTAATTTCCAATCTAATGCTTTCTTACCGGTGAATCCCATAACTAATAATGAGAATCCATCTCTGTTCATCAAGTACATCGGATACCTCTGATTGTTCTGTTCTTCTATATATGAACTATTTTTGAACATTTCATGGGTTTCCTCATTTTTGAGGAGACCCTCTATTGAACGCATCACATTGTCATGTCTCTTTTCAAACTTCTCAGCTACCTGCAAACTACTGCATACAGCTTCATCATTTCTTAGATATACAAGTTCGTCCATGTGTCCTCCTTTCTCTCTGTTTAGCTCAATACAATTGAACTTTTTGCTTAAAAAAATAATCTGGTATATCATCAACTGTTAGCTTAAGTAATCTAACCGCCTTGAAAATATCTGGTTGTTTCCAATCCCTGTTTCCACTCATTTTCAATGATAACGTACGCTCGGACCATCCCATAGCTTCTGCAAATTTATATCTCGTTCCAAAGATTTCCACGATACGTCCAGATAATTTACTATAATCATACAAATTTCCGCACCTCCTATTTGCTCAATTCTTTGAACATCTTTACTTTAGCATACGCCTTTTAATATGTCAATTGTTTTGCTCAATTTTTTTGAATTTTTCTCATTTTTATATTGAACTTTTGTACAATATCTTATATAATGTATCTTACAAAGTGAGGTGATCAAATGAAGAAACAAACTACTTCAAATAGATTAAAACAAATAATGTCAGAAAGAAATTTAAGACAAGTAGATATACTTGAAATGTGTAAACCGTATTGCAAGAAATATAATATAAAACTCGGTCGAAATGATTTGAGCCAATATGTTACTGGAAAAGTTGAGCCAGGTCAGAAAAAACTTACTGTTTTGGGAATGGCACTAAATGTAAGTGAAGCATGGTTAATGGGATTTGATGTTCCTATGGAACGAATGGCTTTTAAAGACACACCTAAAAACTTTCACTCTTCTTTCGATAATATAGAAGAATTTAAAGCTTCTTACGACAAAAGTAAATTGCGTGGCGATAAACTATTAAATGCCATAATCGAAAACGTTGAGCACCTTAATAACGATAATAGGAAGCGTTTATTTGAATACTCACAAAATCTTCTTACTAATCAACAGATGGAAGAAGAACTCATGCCAAACGCAGCACATGAAAGCAGAAAACCATATACTGCGGAAGAACGGCAAGCTGATGAAGATATGCTCGACTAAGTCCATTTTATTGGACAACTAAGCATTTATAATATCACTGGAGGTGTTGACCATGAAATACAATGCTTTACTAAATGAAGCCAATGCCGAAGGTATCTCTATCAAAGAACGTCCTTTTAAAACCTATGATGGACGGATAAAAGGCAAAGACATTTATCTACGAAAAGATATGAATACAGCCGAGAAAGCCTGCGTTCTGGCAGAAGAACTCGGTCATCATTATACTTCTGTTGGTAATATTATCGACATGGAATATACCGGTAATCGAAAGCAGGAACGACAGGCGCGGCTCTGGGGATACAACCGCAGTATCGGATTATTCGGTCTGATCAAAGCCTATGAACACGGTTGTAAAGATAAATATGAAATCGCAGACTATCTGGATGTCACAGAAGAATATCTGGAAGACTGCATTAACTGCTATCGGGATAAGTATGGGGAATATAAAATCGTAGACAATTACACAATTTATTTTATCCCTAACTTGATGATATTTAAGAAAATATAATATATAACTTGATTCACCCAGTATCTCTAACCATAAATACACTGCCCTCTTGATACGAAAGTATTTGTATGGCGGAGATATCTGATTGAATAAATACATTCTAAAAAATCATATAAGAAAGAAGGAAAACTTATGAAAACATGGAAACTCGTATCAGGAATACTGTCAATCATTTTATTTGTTTTTGTCAGTTTCCAGTCATGTGCTGCTGGAATCAGTAACACACTTGAAGCAAATGGAGAAGCTGGTGGATCCGCTGGAATTGTCGTAGCACTCCTACTCCTTGCCGGAGGAATCGTTTCTATTGCAACACGCAATGGAGGTAAAGGTGGAAACATCGCTATTATTGTATTATACGGAATAGGTGCTTTACTTGGATTTGCCCTTGCCGGAAGCTATGCAGATTTAAATGTGTGGGCTGGCTGGTGTCTGATTTGTGCAATTATAGCAATCGTAGCACTTATTAAAAAGCCAAAAGATAGTAATAAATAATCCAATAATAAAAAAATCCCCGGTGTTACCAAACACCAGGGAAAATCCCGAGTAATATATACGGCGAAGGATTCGCTCGATACAGTACTCCCTCAACAAGAATATTGTATCACAAAAATCCGGCACCGTATAGGTGTTATTTTTGTACCCATTTTTGCGTAACATAAAAAAGGAAAGGTGATATGATATGACGACTAAAGTTGAACGCTGTGCAATCTATATCCGTGTATCCACTACCGAGCAAATGATGCACGGCAAATCGCTTGAAGCACAAAAAGAATATCTTACCAATTATGCCCGAGAACACAATATGGCCGTCGTTGGCATATATGCTGATGAAGGGAAAACAGCCCGTAAAGAGCTCAAAAAGCGGAAGGCTATACATTCTCTGCTGCAAGACGTAGAAGCCGGGAAGATCGATGTTATTATCTTCTGGCGTATCGATAGATGGTTCCGTAATCTATCTGATTTCTATAAGGTGCAGGATATTCTTGACAGTCACAACGTCCGCTGGATCAGTACCAGTGAGCCAGGCATCAACATGGAAACCAGAGATGGAAGGCTGCAGCTTAATGTGGTTCTGTCGATTGGCCAGAACGAAGTTGATACCACCAGTGAACGTATCAAATTTGTGAATGAAGCATCCATCAGAAGCGGCAAATTAATTTTCGGCGATGTAAATATGGGATACGGCTATAAGTCAGGTATCGTTGATGGACAAAAGCGAATGATAAAGGATCCTGATCGAGAACATGTCGTGGATGCATTTTATAAATATTTCTTCAAGCATCAAAATAAGTGCGCTACACTCAGATACATACAAGAAACTTATGATCCTGATTTCAGTTTCGGAATCATGAGGACGCTTCTTTCCAGCGAATTCTACAAGGGCACCTATCGAGGATTTCCTTACTGTCCTGCATATCTTACTGAAGATGAGTGGAACAAATTGCAGAAGATACAAAAACGAAATGTTAAAGCTACGCCTTCCGGCCGCATCTATCTGTTTGCAGGAATGATTCGATGTCCCGTGTGCGGTCAATTGCTATGCGGTACTGGGTGTTCGTCCATCATCAACAGGAAAACTGGTGCCAAAAGAACTTACTGCTATTACCGATGTAACAGAGCTATGATCGATCACATATGTTCTTACAGACACAGATTGAGCCAGAACCTTGTTGAAAATTATTTGCTTGATAACTTAGAGAATGAATACAAAAATTATAAAGTAAAGTGCGAGAAAATCGAAAAAGAGAAAGAGAAGCAAAAGAAAAAGCAGTCCCCCGAGAAGTTAAGAAAAGAATTGGACCGTCTTAATTTCCTGTTTCAGAAGGGGCGGATTGATTGGGATTATTACAACGAAGAGTATGGACGCATCGAAAGTGAGTTGAATGATCTGCAGAGCACTCTTCCGGAACCAGTTACGAATTACAGTTACCTTGAAGAACTATTGGATACAGATTTCCGGACCATGTATGATCAATTATCACAAGAAAACCGCAGAGCGTTCTGGCGGTCTATCATTCAGGAAATCCATATAAATGAAGACAGTACCATAACCTCCGTCGATTTTCTGTGA